AGTGTGCGTAAAACCAGTTCGCCCTGCGGGGCGTTAGTTGTTGTCATTGTTTTAACTCGTAACGGAAGACTTCAGGCGGGATGCTACTATGATTTCACAGCGGAGAGAATAGACCAGAACGCCTGTCATAGACGTTCTGGTCAGTCATTAATCAGTGCTTGTCGTCCTGAGGAATACTTTCTTGTCTGCATTCAATTAAGTACGCTTTATTATGATTTAATCTAAAGCCAGCTAAGCTGCGCCCCGCCTGACTTTCCTGTTTATAGTGATTTAACGTGTTTTAATTTGAATGGATGCAATTTAAATGATTTGTGTACACTTCTGCGTACATCACCAGGGAGTGTACACGATGCTCACAGATACTAAGTTACGAAAGTCGCTGGGAAAGCGCAGAGAGAAGGTTGAGGTTATCTCCGACTCAAACGGCCTTAACGTGCGTCTAAGCATAACCGGTTCGATCACATTCTTCTATCGGTATCGCTGGCAGGGAAAGCCTGTCCAGTTAAGCATCGGAGAATATCCAACCATTTCTTTGTCGCAAGCACGAGACAGAAGGCAGCAGTTCAGGGCGTGGTTGAGTGAGGGGTATGATCCTCGGCAGAAAGTGTTGGTAGAGAAAGCTGAAAGAATAGAAGCGCTGACAGTTGATGAAGCTTATGAATATTGGGTGAAGCATTACTGCATCCCGGAGGGGCTCATCAAAATTGATGCTAATGGCAAGAGTTTCAGGAAGCACATCAGCCCCCGTATCGGAAAAGCTATCGTCGACCAGACAGTGAAGGCCAACTGGCTTGAAGTTTTTGATGCGATGGGAAGAAGTGTTATATCAGGCGAGATGCTGTCCCTGACCAAGCGTGCTTTCCGGTTCTGTCACAACAGGGGGGTTATCAAAAACAACCCTCTTGAATCGCTGCGGCGGTCAGATGTTGGGATCGCTGCCAAAATGAAGGAAAGGAAGCTATCAGACAGTGAGCTAAAGCAGGTATGGGATACTCTTTTCTCTCTTCCACCCTCACAACAACTGGTTATCAGGTTCATGATCCTGACAGGCTGTCGTGCTGCAGAAATTAGAAAATCTCGATGGGACTGGTTCGATTTCAAAGAAAGGACCTGGACAGTGCCAGCAGAGGATTATAAGACCGGAAAAACTATCCGTCGTGCGCTGCCAGATACGGCGATCCGACTTCTGCAGGAGCACCAGCGCGGATCAATAACTAAACACGTTCTTACACCTGCCCAATTCCGAGATAAAGAGGATGTGCCGCCGGGCCAGACCTTAGTCTCGACATACGCTATGCAGGTTGTACGCCGGAACGGGATGAAGGAGTGGTCATTGCATGACTTGAGGCGAACGGTGGCCACGCGCCTGTCCGAGCTAGGCGCTCCGCCACACGTTATAGAAAAGCTGCTCGGACATCAGATGGGAGGGGTTATGGCCAGATACAACCTTCATGACTATATGGACGATCAGCATGAATGGCTGGATATCTGGCAGAAGCACCTGCAGGAGATTATTGGATATCCCCTTTAGTGAAGTTGACCTTATCTTCCCATGACTTAATCTCCGATTCACGCCACCGCTTAGGGTTCCCTGGTATAGTTGGTTTCGGGAAAGGGCATGAAAAGCATGATGGCATGCGTTTCGGTGTGCTCCAGAAATAGAGCGTGCTGCGGGAAATTTTGTAACGGGCAAGGATTTCGCTTGTAACCAGGATGCTGTCATTCATCTGTGTTCTCCAGGCAAAAAGAAGCCCGGCGCGGGGCCGGGCAAAAGGGATAACGGAGCAGTGCTTTCGCACCCAATAGCCAGCTCATAACTGGCTATCAGTTGCGTTATTCATCGAAATTGGAGAAGTCATAACTTCGTGTTCGCACAGCAATCCACCCAGGGGCTGGTTTTCCTGTTCTTGCTGCTACATGCCACGAAACGTACTGCATTTGCTGCGTATTGCTGCGCCAGTGGTTCATGCCAAGCAGACGGCGCGCTGCCGCGTTACTCTTCATAATCTCTCCTTACGCCAGGCGAAGCTAATCGGCTCCGGCGTAATCCACAGGTGGCGCATGTTTGCCACGTTCACCACGTCAGAATTCCGCGGGTAAATCTCCACGGCATCCCGATCCCCATAACCAACGGCTGACTTTATCTCCTGCAACGCATCCCAGCTGATGCCATCCTTCCACCGGCCAGAACTCCCATTGCTGGTGGTGTTCACCGTTAGGCGGATGACGCCGTTGTCTTCCTGAAACTCCTGAACAAGAAAGTAAGAGTTAGCCCACACGTTGCTCCGCTTGGGGTCGTGGCATCGTACCGGCCACTGAGATTCCGGTACCGGCTTGAGTATTCCGATCACGTCTCATGCTCCTTAATTTTTCGATGTGCGCTGCTGTTTCAATTTCTTCGGCGATCCGCTCGGCTTGTGCTTTGGTCAGCGGCTCGAATTCATGCTGAAAGCGGCCCATGCTGGCGATGCAGGTGCGACCGTTGCGGATGTAGTGGATGACTTCATGGGTAGCGCGGAGGATTTTGCATGGCGCGCAGTGGGGATCGACGTACCAGGTATTAGGCTGGATTATCCTGAACATTGGGCACCAGCTTAAATTCTATTACCCAGACCCAAGGGTTGTGCTTGAAGCTTTGATCCGGATAGATGCTGTCCCATAACCCGCGAAACCACAGCCATTTATCCATGGTCCCGCCGTAAGGCGAAGAATTTGCCAGATAACCCTCTTTTCCCGCGTCGTCATCGCTGATACTGGCTAAGCGCTCAACCCGCACGCCGGTAATCTCCAGCGTTAGGCGGCTAGCCCAGCGCGGCATGTGAATCGAAGGCGTCCATTTACCATAAGGGCCGTTGCCGTCTGCCGCATAAAGCAGAGCCGAACAACCAGCAGGCTCTTCATGATCAGGAACCGCGCAGAACGTTTCGCGCACCCAGATGCGATCGCCGACGGTACCAAACGGGCAACAGTGCTCCTGAAAGAAAAGATGGCAGTCGGCTATAGGTGAGTTACCCGGCACGAGGTCAGAAACGTGCACCATGCTTTCCAATTTTTTCGATGAAAACCAAAAATCCCCCGGTCGTGATTTCGATGGCTCCGGCTGCACCTTCATGATCCGCCGCGTCTGCGTCTTCCTGCCGTCAAGAATGGCGCGCACCATCTCGCCATTAAAAATCATTCCTCGCTCTTTCATTGGATCCCCCTCTGCTTATTCCTCAGCTCGATAACACTCTGGCACTCCGCGCACGTCTGGCAGCCGGGAACGGCAACGCGACGCGGCTCGGGAATTGGTTCGCCGCATTCCGCGCAACGCTCAGCTGATACGGCATTACGGTCGATGCGGTGAGCGGAAAGGGCAGCGTTACGCTGAAGCTCTTCAATCTCTGCTGCGGTATCGATGATATCGGCCATGGTCAATGCTCCCGAAACTGTCGCTTAATACGGTTGAAGGTGAACGCCAGCAATAAAAAAGGCCGCGATAGCGACCTGGTGATGAACGATTTCATGCTGCCTCCGATCCTCTTGTTACGCACATTTCTGGTAAATTTGCCCTTACCAGAGCTTCAGCGAACGGCGGCGGAACAGCATTACCGCAGCGTGCCACCTGCTTATCCTTCGCATACTTCACGCCGCGGTAGTCCCTATCGATGATGTACCACTCAGGGAAACCCTGCGCCCGATACAACTCATGGGGCTGAAGCATGCGCATGCCGATATCTACGATGCGGTAAGTGATGCCATCGACAGTAACCAGCCCGGTGCAGTCCTCCCCACAATATTCCCGTAGGAAATCAGCCGTAAGCTGCGCGCGGTACTCGTCGTATCCCTCATTTGCCAGCGTGGTTTTAACTTCACCAAAATGCTGACCGCCAGCGGTCACGGTTTGCAGTGGAGTGTCAGTAGGCTGGCCGGTATTGGTACCGCGCATTTTGATAATGCTGGAGGTGACAAGAGCGTGGTGATCGGTGGTGGTCACGGTGTGAATGGGCTCGTCCAGAGCAACGCCAGCTCCGGTGTAATTCCCGCCGAAGTGTTTCACCATATTCGCCGCGACCATTGCGAACTTTCCGCCGCCGGCAGTAATCGTCCCCAGCGGTTTTTCCAGTTGCAGAACCCGCGGTGCCTGCCCTGGGCGTTCGCCATATCCCATCTGGATCAGCGTCGGCGTCACCAGCTGCGATTTTCCGCCGCCCCCAGCAGTAATCGTTGCGCTCGGCTCGTCTGCCCTGTGGCCGACGCTGGCACCAAACTGGCGGGCGATGACCGGCGCGACAACACACGCGCGGGACTGCTTGAGGATTGTATGAGCGGGTCTATCCAGCGGGCGCGGCTTCGCCTGGTACTCACTGCCGCCATTGCCAGCCAGAAACGGTGTCAGGGCGGCCTCAACTACACCAAGCGCATGCCCATTCCCGCCCGGGCGCGCCGACGTACCAGCGGTGATAGTTGGTACCGGCTCGGTTAATGGCTGCCCGGTTGCCCCGGTGCGAAACTTAGTCAGATGAGGAACGGCGATAGCGTAGCCTGGCGCTTTGGTAATGGTTTGCAGCGGATAGTTAAGTGATTGTCCACGGAAGCAGTCATATACAGTCCGGGTGCTGGTGTGGTTGCATTTCACTATAAACGGCGAGGCACTGTCGATAACAAAGCGCTGAATGCCTCTGGCTATGCGCTTTAGGGTGTTCTCAGCTAACTGTTTCTTCCGACCAAAGATTGACGGGGCGCTAATTGACCAATCGATACACTCCGCAGCTGTGCGCCACGGCGCCAGGCTTCCCGCCTGTACCGCTGGCGACTTCGGGTCTCCGTGCGTAGCCGCCGGCCACCTCATTGGCACGCCATCGCAGCGCATGACCATGAAGAATCGCTTACGAATGGTCGGCGCGCCATAGTCACACGCCCGCATCTCACGGTAATCGACGTCGTAGCCCAGACCATTAATCAACTGCTGAGCTTGCTGGCTAACGGCAATGGCTGACGGAGAGTGGGTAAACATTGGCGATATGGTTCAGGTGCCGGACACATACGACACCAACCAGCAGGCCGGTTATATCGTGTCGCGGGTCGGGAATGACTTTGAGACGAGTGAACGCATCAACTTCTCCGGATCCATGTTTGTGCAGGTCACGGACTCATCAGGTGCCACCACCGCGCGATACCCGGCATCTCCGCGCGCTGATACCGCGTTCGGCTTTACCGCTGCTATCCCTGGCATTGAGCTCAACCTGTTTGATGGTTTCGACGTCCAGTCCCCATCCAGATACGTCATCGCCACTACTCAGGAACTTGATGCAGGGCAGTGGACTATCACGGCTAAACAACCAGACGGAAAAGGCAGCACTGCATTAACCCTCGCCGAGTATAGCGATCTGATTTACCAATAAGACCCATCCCGATCACCCCAACCCGGCAACCGCGCCGGGTTTTTTTATGGAATCAATATGGCTACGCAACCTACTCAAAATGCTGTACCAAGCGAATCTCCTCGAGACCTGAAATTTAACGCGGGAAAAATTGACGAGTTCGCGACTTCATTAGTTCAGCAATACATCGATCGTTTTGGTAATGCCCATTACACGATTGAAGGGCTTAGGCAATTGGCACTGCAGCAAATCTATAACCTCGGATGGAGTCTCAAAGGGTCTTTCCAGATCGGTGGTACTGTGACATCTGCTGGCGACCTATTGCAGGATGAAAGTACAAATATTTGGTACCGATGGGATGACCTGGAAACCTTGCCAAAAACCGTTCCGTCAGGCTCTACACCATCTTCTGCTGGCGGAACTGGAGAAGGGAAATGGCAGCCTGTTGAAGTCAGCGATGTTCTTCGTAAGGATCTTGCGAGCGCGTTAAGCAACAAAGGCGATTCATTAATTACAGTTAAGCAACCATTTACTGGTGCCGTTGCAAGAACTCAACACGACAAAAATAAAGATGTAATAAACGTTAAAGATTTTGGATCCAAGGGGGATGGAAGCGATCATCCACTGAGTGAGGTATTCCCGTCACTCGCATCCGCACAAGCAATCTATCCGTTTGTGACCTCCCTTAGCCAGACGCAGGACTATGCTGCTATCCAGGCTGCTATTAACGCAGCAAAAACCATCAATGCAGCGGTTTTTATCCCATCAGGCCAGTATGTTGTTAATTCAACTATTTTAGCGGATTATGCCGTATCAATGTATGGTGAAGGGGCCCAGGGGTTGAGGGATGTTTCTGCAACAAACCATTCGCCATCTCCTGTCAGGGGTACAGTTATCAATTCAAAAGTCACTTCTGGCCGGACATTATCTATTTCTCCCGCAAAATATTGCTTTGGCCTTACCCTCAGAGATTTTGCCATTTGGGGCGTACAGGGGCAATGTGACAAAGGACTGTATCTTAATGCTATTGGGTGGATGGGTATTGTGTCAGGGGTTAATATCCAGAAGTTCCCCAATCAGGCTTTAGAACTTGGCTATATACAGGATACGTATTTTACAAACTGTTCATTCCTTAGCAGCGGTAATCAGACTAATCCTGCGGTAACATGCATTTCAGAATCAAATTATGTATATTGGGATGGTTGTCATTACGAGCTTACGCCGTACATGCTCAAACTTAACAATTGCTGGAACTGGTCCTGGAGTCATTGTCATTTTGAAGTAGCAAGACCTGCTGTAGATGGTGTCACTGATGATGACAGATACCATTATGCTAGTGCCTGCATAGATCTTGGAAATAGCTACAGACTTCAATTTAGTAATAATACGTACGTTCCGGTAGATGCAGCCTTCTTAGCTACTAAAAACTCTCAAGACCGTGGAAGTGTTCCTTACTTTATTTCTAGTACTGGTAATTATATTGACTTTTCTGGTGAGTCTGTAATTGCTCCAGAAGGGAGTGTTGATTTCGGTTATTTCTCAGGTGACCATGTTAACTTCCGAGGCGGTCATTTATATAAAATGAACCCATCCAAACAATCGCTTTATATTAAAAAAGGAAAGGTTAGCGATACGACTTACGCGATTCAGATTGATGCTGATACAACCAGGCTAAACGGAATGTATGTTGGAGGTCATGCATCAAATAACACCATAGGATTCATCGGCACGGACAATGGTGTTAAACGGTCATCCGGATTTCTTCTTGGAGGAGCTTGTCAAGCGGTCGGTAATTCATATGATGAATCTAACGCTGTTTGCAAGTATCTTGATAATGCTGCCACTGTAAATGGATTTGATGGGTATAGTGTCAAGTATGTTAATATCACTGCCTCAGGTGATATCGACCTAACAAATTACCCGCCAAACGCACAATTAAGAATAGCTTCTAATAATGTTACTATTAGTCATATTTATGGCGCTCCTTATGGGCGCGATGTAATGGTAACGACAAACAACACTGGTAGTGTCATTGCATACTCATCAGATAACATCCTTACCGCAGGAGCAACTAACTATTCTCTCGGTCAATACCATACCGCAATTTTTAAATGTGTTAATGCTGGTATTAGTGTGTTGCAGCAGATAGGTTAGTTTCATAGTTAAAGGTTGTTGAATGTGTGCTATCATAGCTCAATCTTTAAATTTTGCGATGTTAGAAAATGAAGCACATTCAACAACTTGATGGATTAAGGGCGTTTAGTGTATTGGGTGTAATACTTTACCATCTAGGAATCCCTGGATTTGGCATGGGCTGGTTAGGGGTTTCTTTTTTCTTCGTTTTATCCGGGTTTCTTATCACCAGGATACTTATTGAATCAAAGGAAAGTAATAATTTCTTCTCTAACTTCTATATAAGAAGAAGTCTTAGAATATTTCCGTTATATTATCTTTATATTTTTATAGTATTCATCTATTGCCTATACTTTGATGTTCAGGGAGTAAATAACTGGCTTTATTATGTCTTTTATTTGCAAAATTACACAATGGCATGGAATGGATTTGCGTATGTTCCAGGGCAGGAACTTGGTCACACGTGGTCTTTGGCGGTTGAAGAGCAATTTTATTTACTCTGGCCGCTTGTCGTTTTTCTTTGCAACAGGAAGCTTATTTTTATTTCAGCAATAATACTTTCATGTGTGGCAATATCATCAAGATTTTACCTTGCTGAATATACTTCAATAGTTTCTTTTGCTCCTCTATTCTCAACAATGGATACGCTACTAATTGGCGCTATCATTGCTGTTATCTCTGTAAATCAACGAGCGATGAGAATAATTTCATGCACATTGCTTGCTGTGGGCCTGTTCTGGTTCATATCGGTAGTTAAATTTGGTGCGCTTATATATGGCTGGCATAAAGGGATTGAAGCGGCCAATCAAAGTCTTTACCTTTCATCAAGCATTTTATTTGCAGGTGTAATAGGCGTTATCGCGTCAGGAGTGGTGAAAGCTAAATTCCTTACCATTGCACCATTAATTTATCTTGGGAAGATAAGTTATGGGCTATACCTGTGGCATCCATTTGCAATTCAGGTTGTGGACTCACTGCAGTACCGTGGTCATTTATTGTGGATAACTGGGCCAATGGTTTTGGCATCTAAACTGGCCCTTACTATCGCAATTTCTGCACTTTCATTTAAGTTTTTTGAGCTTCCATTCCTCAGGATGAAAGACAGGTTCACAAAGAAGTGATGCTCCAGAGCCCACCGATGTGGGCTTTTTTATGCATGGCTCTTGATCGACGCCACCGATCAATAATACTGTATACATATACAGTTTAGATTGGAGGGGCGTCATGGGATTCCCGAGTCCGTCAGCAAACATGCAAGCCGCTTTTGTTGTAGCAACAGAGCAATTTCTTCCGCCATCAGCAAGCATTGTCGAAACGCAGGAAGGCTATGATGTCATTGATAACCGAGCAC